GTTTGTGTAAACAATATAATCAATAGGGTAAGTGTTGCTGCAGCTATTTGTGCCACTCTTTATCATCGAAGCCATAAAGCTAATTGCAACCCAAGCAAAAATAGCTAAACAAACATTCTCTTTTAAGTTTTTCATACTTCCTCCAGCATTTGTTTAATTGTGGCAAAGTCAGCATTTGAGACCTTGATGAATATGCGCTTACATTTGCGATTAGTGACAAATGATAAGCCTAGCTCATTGATCAGCTTTCTGGTTTTCTCGTTGTCGTTAAGGCCGCGTCTAATCATAACGCACCCCCAACAATAGCGCTTATTTGATCCCGCAAGTCTAGGATTTCAAATGCACACATTAGTGATAGTGCGGCGAAAAATATGGTTAGTGATTTAAACACGAGCAAATCGGCTTTAAGTTGTTTTTTAGTTTTCATTGGTTTGATCTCCATTAATAAGTTTATACCCAGCGCTAAATTCGTTGCCATTTCCGCCAACAATAGGGTCTATAATTTCATAATTTTCAAGATTTATATCATCGAATCGACAACTAACTACATTCTTAACCACCATTACCGACTTTGGGTTGTAAATAACAGGCTTACCATCCAACACACCAAACACGTAGCCATTATCACGCTTCTGTTTGGCTAACTGTGGGCTAATGTTATTTTGTCGCGCAAACTCGCTTAGGTTTCGTATTGATTTCATTTTGTGTCCTTGGTTATTTAATATATTTGGACTTAGCCCATTTAAAAACATTTATTGCTATGGGTTTCTTATATTCTGAATCGGGCTTCCATGAAATGCCGCATTCGCTATCTTCGTCGTATATGGTGTTAACTTCCGCGTCAAAAATCCCAACCAAGAAAGGCCACGCGTCTTCACTATCCCATTCAGAGTCATAACCGCCACATTCAAAAAACACATAAAATATCCCGTCATCTGAATCGCATTTGTTCAGCCCAATGATTAATGCCGATTTTCTGCATAGCTTTTTATACTGCCTAGGCTTCATTTGGTAAATCTCCGTTTGCTTTCGATGGATTAAGAATACAACACCTAATTTAATAATACAACTATTCATTTTAATTAGTCGTAAAATAATACACTTTAGGGAAAATATATCATACTTTGGATTTTATTTTCCCTAATTTAACTACATGATTATTAACAGGAAACAAGGTTATCAGGGAAAGTGAGGGAAAATTAAAAAGTGTTGTTACTTTATATAAATCAATTGTTTACGCTCTATAAGGGGTATAATTGGGTTGTTTTCCACTATTATTCATATTTACTTAAAATTTATCAAAAAAAAGAGCCAAGTCCTTAGACCTAGCCCTTATTTATAAATAGTTTTAGCTACCATATAGCTATATATAGTATTAGTAATTGTATATTACTATTTCTACTTAATAAAGATAGGGGTATTTTCTGATTTCATTTTTGGCCAGATTTTTATTTAGGTATTAATAGTTACTTTTATTAAAAACCTGTCCAAACGTCCAAAATGTCACTATTCCTTTTTAAAATCATTAACTTAAGTTCGGGAAAAAGTTTCCCTGAGCCACCCCAATTTCCCTAACTTTCCCCTGATATCCTCTGTTATCGATTAAGAAACCGATTAAGAATAGATTATTGATAAAAAAATTAGATTAATAACTTTTTAGTATATGAACTGTGATTTTTGTTATATGTATAGATTATTGTGTTTTGTGTGCATGATTTGTTAACGTGTCTATTTGCAGATGTAAAAAATCCAGCGGTTAGGCTGGCTTGTTGGATGTACGATTAGGCTTATTTCAAAGCTCATTCTATCTAGTAAATCTGTATCCTGAGTGACTCCAGTGTGGCGCACCTTTCTCTTTAGTTATAAAAGATACTAATTTACCTTCAGAGTTTAAGATTGTGGATGTGCTTCCCTCATGCATATCATCTAAGTAGTCTTTAATTACAACGCACTCACAAGATGCTAAGCCTTGGCTTTTTATTGTAAATGGCACGTTTTTATTTAGCGTTACAGTGTAGTCATAAGAGGTATTCATAATATATCCCGTTTAATGTTTGTTTGTATGTTTCGTTTCGATAAAGGAATATTACAACTATCAGTTTAAATTAACAAGCTTTATTTGTAATTATTTTTTAGGCAATAAAAAGCCAGAACTTAATCTGGCTTGATGATATTTCATTATAGGCTTACTCTCCATCCAAGACATTAGGATTTATCAACCACTCACCACGACACAACATAACAACATTAGCATCAACTAACGCTGGTAATATCACTTCACGCAAATAACCAGTTAGTCCACCAGTGGAGGCAAATTCCTTTTTGCTCTTGAGGTTTTGCTGTAACTGCTGGACGGTAATCTTTGGTGTTTTGCGATCCTTCACATCCTTCTGGAAGCGATTTTTAAGCTGCTTAATCACAATATTAAGCTTAGGAGTTAAACCTGCACAACCTGAATCTTCGGCCGCTTTTAAATAGGTTCTGCTTAGCTCATCGAATATTTCAATAGCCCGGCATGTAGTTTTATAGCCAATAACTTTACGACGCTTGCCATTTTTAGACCATTCTTGAGCGCCCCACATGATGCTAGCAATTTTCTGAACCTGCTCACCAGCTTTACCCATTGTTCCACGTATCATGGAATCGTTATACAAACCGTTGTCTGCCATCTTGGATTCTATATGATTACGATAATCATTAATAGCACTATGCGCTTGCTCATTGAATGTAAATGTAACACCTTGGTCATTAACTAGATTGTTAATTAAATCGATGTAATCGCCCTTTAGCGACTTATCAACTGGAACATATTCGTGATGATTACGCTCACCAAGCATATGTGGCTCTTTAATTAATAGGAAACGCTCACTAATCCCTCGGCCTTGTTTCCCGGCTTCTAGAATTGCATCCACTGTATCTGGTTGCGCCAATACTGCACATGTGCCTTTTACATTACCGCGAAAACCGTCACGTCCTGAACGTTGGACAGAAACCCATTCTCCCGCCCACATTGCCAAAAATAAACCGTTGTTGGCTTTCTTGCTGCTGTCACCGTAAACAGAGCCTAGCATGACGTTAATAGCTTCAGCCTCTGCCGAAATTATATTGCCCCAACCGCCTTGCTTTGAGATCAGCTTTTCTAATCCTTCAGGGGTTGCATCGTTCACATCTGTTACATAATCAGGTAACGCTTCAACTTTTTGTGCGGCCTTGATTAAATCCCCTTCGATATATTCAGCTTGTGGCCCAGTAGCGTTTTTTAATTCTTTGCGCAATTCCTGAATTTGACTATCATATTTTTTGCGCTCGGTGGCATTTGATTTATTTATTGACTCGTATGCAATTCGAATGGGAAGCATAAAAGCATTGTTTACGCCTGATTTTCCTGTTGATGGAGGCTGACCAGATACACAAAATAAGTTTACCGGGCGTTGTTCGTCACTTCCTTGATATGGAATATAACTAAACTGGCGACTCATAGCAGCAGATAGACAGCCTAACCCATGAAGAAAGCAAGTATTTGGCGGGAACTTTACTGAACGCCTAACGCTATCAGAATAAAGCTCTAATATGTTCAACTTCCAAGTAACTTGCTTGGGAGTAACAATATCAACATGAAACGCTGATGCAGCTTGGTCGATTATCTGCGGCCACATGTCAGGATCAATCAGCATACCAATCTGCTGTGGATAATATTCAGCAATCATTTGTGCTGCAGATATTCCGTTAGCTTTATGGTTAGACGCCCAATCCGTGAGAATTTGATTTTTATCCATGATCAAGCCTTAATTGTTAACGGAAACTCATTAACCCCAATCCGTTTGCATGTTGAGTATAGCGCGTCAAGTGTTTTGAACTTGCGTACATTGCCACGAGCAGCAATTAATAATTTAGGTGAAATATTTAACGCTGGGCAGCCAATAGATAATGTAATCGAATCATCATCTAACAAGTTGGCTGATAGTAATATTGGCAGATTAAACTGCACTAGGTTCTTTACACCAGATTCATCTATTTGGTTCATTAGTCTGCATCCTTCATCATTAAAAATACGATCGCGGCTGCTCGGAGTGGGTTTTCACCTTGCTTAAAATTAATATACCAATCTGTACCATAATGGTTATAAATTGTTACTGTTCCAGTATCACAAATACTAGGAATAGGAAGCTCAACTGACATATGATTCTCAACAATAATCGGCCACATATCAGCAGGGTTATTGCAGTAGTCTCGTTCATCTTGAGTTGACTCTAATCCTTTAAATCCACAATAAACAGATGCTGAATTTCCGCAGTCAATTATTACACTGTAATTTTTAGCAGATGCAACAGCCTTGTTAATCTCAAAATCACTCATTTCATCATATTTATTCATCTTTACCACTCCTTACAATTCTATAATTTTGTTTGACGAATCGATACTAATGTAATATCGTTACCCCGTCAACAACAAGCGAGAATTATTATGTACGACATAGAGAAAATCAAATCAATGGCAAGCGGAAGATGGCTAGATATTATCAATGCTTGCGGCATGGATATTCATGGACAAGCTAACCGCCATCAGCCGTGCCCGATCTGTAATGACGGTGTAAAAAGATTTCGGTTCGATGATAAGTTTCGAGATGGAAATTGGATTTGTAATCATTGCAATTCAGGAGATGGCATCGGCTTAATAGACCTATACCTAGGCGGCTTTAAACCTGCAATTGAATTTGTGGCGGGTTATCTTGATATATCAGAAGAAACCAACATTGACCAATCAGCTATTGATGCACGTAAAGCTGAAACTGCTGCTAAAAATAAATTACGAGCACAATATGAAGCAGACCAAAAATTAGCAGCACAATCAATTGCTGCTAATGGTGCAAAGTTAATTATGCAGCATGCAATCCCACATAGCGGCCACGAGTATCTAGCCAAAAAACAGATTACAGGTAAAACTGCTTGGTATATGCCTAACAGCTTTATCATTCCAATCAGTGAAGGCCGAACGCTTGATATTATTGGATCACTAATTATACCCGCCATCAATGAGCGTAGAGAATTGGTGAACGTTCAGATTATAAAGCCTGATGGATTTAAAATGTTTTTATTGGATGCACAAATTACTGGCGCATTTCATATGATTGGCTCAGTGCGCGCTGGTGACACGATATTGATTGGTGAGGGCTATGCGACTATGGAAACGATGCGAGCTGCCACATCGACGCCTTGCGTAGTAGGATTTAATTCTAACAACCTGCATTCGGTTAGTTTGATTATCGATAATCTTTACCCAGCCAATAAAAAGCTAATCATTGCAGATAACGATTGGCACAACAACGACAAAAAATGCGGTAACGTTGGTTTGATTAAAGGTATGGTAGCAGCTAAGGCAATCAATAGCGATTTCATATCACCGCCAGCTATCGATGGCATTAGCGACTTCAACGACTATGATGTTAAATTTGGCCGTGTTGAATTACTTAATTTACTATTTAAACTTAAACTACTTGACAACGTACAAACTAATTATTAATATTCGTATCGTCAATCATAAATAAGGATTTATCATGAAAACAGCAGCAGAAATACTAGCGTGGTGCGTAGAAAATAATGACAAGAATGATTTTGCAATTATGGCAGACTTTGCTGGTCATGTTGATATGCTTAGTATTTACATACATGTTGGCGGTTATAAAAAGTCTAATTCAATAAGATTAGGCCATGCTTTTTCGTATAACCAAGAAAGCCTTGATGCACTATTTAACCGCATTGAAACGCTAAAATATTACAATGACCAGTCATCACAATGGGCTAATGAATTAGCAGAAAATAACAAGCAGCGTAAAATTGCAGATCTTAAATTACAGCTTAGTGAATTGGAGGGTTAGATTATGGCTGATTTAAATTTTGCTATTGAAGCATGTACGCTAATTGAAAGCTTTGCACCAAATAGAGGTTGCCACGTTGCATTAACTGGTGGCTGCCTATATAAAGGCGGCAATCGTAAAGATATTGATATTCTTTTTTATAGAGTAAGGCAGGTTCCAGAGATTGACTTAACTGGGTTGTTTCATGATTTAGAGTCAGCAGGATTTAGTAAGCTAGTTGGTTTTGGCTGGCTATATAAATCAGAATATAAAGGCGTTAACTTTGATATGTTCTTTCCTGAATCGGTTGGTGATGAAGAATATGATCCAACTGTTGATTATAAAGCTGCTGTAAATGCAATTACTATGGCGCACAATGCAAGGATGTCAACCTAATGGAAATACCAACATACGGGAAAATAACGCCCCACCCATTCCAGTGGGAAATAATACAAAACAAGTTTGCTCACATAAGAAAGCAATTAAATGGTGAGGTTGAAATTGCTCCAAGTTTTATTCATGCTTACGTATCGGCAGGTAAAACAATTATAGCTGGTGCGCTTGCTCATCACTGCCACAAAACAAAGCATAAGTTGTTAATACTTGCTAGAACTGGTGAGTTAGTTGATCAAGATGCTGAGGAGGTTTTAAATATGGGATCTCCTTGCTCAATATACTCAGCAAGCTTGGGTCAAAAGTCCACTTACTACAGCACTGTAGTTGGCTCTGAGGGTACTGTTGCTAATGCGCTAAATAAGGAATTTTCTTCCGATATAGACCCAAAAACAGGAAAGCCGTTCGGATTTATACCAAGCATTATATTAATTGATGAGTGTCACGAAGTTAGCTGGCAGTCTGTACTTGATGAAACCGAAAACCAATACGCAAAGATAATAAACCATTTTAAAGCAGCTAATCAAAAGTTAATAATTATTGGTATGACCGGGTCTCCATATCGTGGCCTAGAATCAATAAAAGGGCCATTCTGGAAGGAAGAAATTCAGCCAGTTATTGATCGACGCTTTTTAGTTGATAATGAGTATATTGTGCCAACAATATTTGGCTATGGTCATGATAATGTTGGATATGACTTATCAGAATTTAATAATATAAACGAAGTAGGCACAAATGACTTTGGCAATGCAGATATGGAAAAAATGCATTCCAAAATGAAGCGTGAAACAACCAAATTAATTATGGATGAAGTTCAGGATGTCATGCAGTCTAGGCTATGCGCACTAGTTACGTGTGCAGGATTAAAGCATTGCGAAGAAGCTGCTGCATGTGTTCCTGATGATGAATGCGCAATCATCACTGAGGCAACAAAAAAAGCTGACCGCCAGCAAATACTAAAAGATGCTAAAAAAGGTTTGCTTAATGACCGTGGAACATTTCGTTATAAATATGTGTTTCAAGTTGGATGCCTTACAACTGGAGTAAACGTCCCGTTATGGTGCACTAGTGTGTTGTTGCGTAGAATTGGCAGCCTAACACTATTAACTCAATTGCTTGGTCGTGGCATGCGATTATTGAAGGATGAGCATATAGCAGCAGGCTACATGAAAGAGGATCATCTTTGCTTAGACTATTCTGGAACTATGGACGCGATGCATGAGCTATTTAATGATCCGTTACTTGAGGATGCAACACTAAGCCATTCAAAGCAAGATGGTAGCTTTATAACATGCCCGATATGCGATACTCAGAACGGTGTTTATTCGCGCAGATGCATTGGCACTGATATTATAGGAGATCAACCAGATCACCGTTGTGGCCATTGGTGGAAGTTTAGGCAATGCGAAGATCTACGCCTAAACAATATCTTGATTGAGAAAGGTTGCGGCCATAAAAATGATATTGCAGCTAAAACATGCAGTAATTGTAACAAGTATTTGATTGATCCAAATGCAAATTTATCACACAAAGCCTATACAGATGCAGATTGGAAGCCAGTTTTAAAAATGGAGTTGATCATAACTGGTCATGGTAATAGTGGGATAAATGTTAAATACTGGTTTGATTCATTTGGATTAGATGGAAAGCAAGAAATAGCCAGCGTTAATTACTGGAATATTAATTCTGGAGGTCGTAGGATATGGGAGGCTAAATTCATCAACACGCATATTAAGCCAGCATTACGAAAGGAATTTATCAAGCGAACACCACTATCAATAATGGAAATAAAAGAATCAATACCAACACCAAAAATGGCGACTCACCGCATTAATGCTAAAGGTGAATCGATTGTTAATGTTAGTAATAAGAAGGTAGCCGAATAATGAACAGTACAGAAAAAGAATTAATAACGGCAGTGTTTAAGTTTAAAAAATATCTATGTACTAGCTATGATATTGGCGTGCCAAATTGCTACACAAGTCACGACAATGAAGCTGACATATTCTTCATAAGAAAAAGCGGCCTATGCGATGAAATTGAAATAAAAGTAAGTCGATCTGACTTGCTTGCTGATAAAAATAAAAGAGTTCATTTTCGAGAAAGCGAGCCTAGCGAATGGTACTGGAAGAAGGAAGGGTTAAAGTTCGCCCCTTACACAAAGCCAAAGCATGAAGCATTATGCGATGGAGATATGATGGCAAATTACTTTTGGTATGCAATAAAAGAAGGTATAGGAGATATTAGTGACATACCAAAATTTGCAGGTTTGATATCTGTTTGTGATAAAGGGTTTATAACAATATTAAAAACCCCAGATAAGCTCCACAGAAATAAGCTATCTGATGCCGAAAAATACCAAATAGCTAGAAAGTGTAGTTATAGATTTTGGCGCGCTGAATATGGAGTGTCGTTTTAATGAAAGTAATCATCGCAAAAAACCGCGCTGGCATTACTATATATAAGCCAGCGGACAAGCAGGTTAACCGCTTAGAAAAGTATGAGCAGCAAGATTTAAACTCGCATTGTGCATTACTTTGGCCTGCTGAATATGAGTCGATGTTTCATGTTGTTAACGAAGGTAAAGCAAGCGGAAATTATAACTCGATACTAAACCGCCAAGGGCGTAAAAAGGGAGTTTCGGATTGGCATGTTATGATCCCAACAAATGATTATCCTGGCTTATACATCGAGCTTAAGCGGTGTCATTATGGCTCATTATTAAAGGAGCAAAAAGCTTTCCTACTCCGACAGCAATCACTAGGATATAAATGCGTTGTTGCTCATGGATTTCGTGCAGCACTTGAAGCGATAAAAGATTACCTTGATAATGCTTGACAATCATATCAATATTAATCAATAATACATATGTCAACTAAACAGAGGTATTTTTGTTATGAACACCAATCAATCTAAGCGTAAAGCAGCATTTAAAAAAGCTAAAGTTAATCAGCCAAATTACACCGACAACACTCATTATTTTGGTGAGAATTACTAAGGAAACAATCATGATCCAACAAATCAGAAACATTAAAAAATACAATGCCGACGAGCTATCAAACGAGGCTTACCATAGCCACGAATACATTAGCGGTTCATCACTAGTCACTATATTTTTCGACTGCTTAGCGGCTTGGAAGTTTGGCGACAAGTCAGAATCTGCAGCGTTACATTTCGGCATTGCGTCACATGCTGCACTATTAGAGCCTGAAAAATTCGAGCGTGAATTTCAGTGCGGTATAAATCAGAATGATGTTGAAATAATTACTAGCGATGCCGCGCTAAAGTTTTGGTTTAAAGTTCGCGGCGTGCCAATTAAATCAACCGCATCATTTTCGGATATGATTTATCAAATGCTGCAAACTGGTGAATATCCAACAGTGTTAAAGCTTGAGTCGATGATCCTTGAGTCAGAGTGTAAGTTTGCTGGCAAGACTATTGTTAAATACGATGACTATCAAACAATCATGCAAATGCGTGAAGTGATATTCAATGACCGCGACTTGCAAGCTGCATTAAAAGATTGTCGCGTTGAAATGTCGATTATCTGTGAAGTGATGATTGATGATATTTGGTATGGCATTAAAATCCGCCCTGATATTGTTACTGGTGATCGCGCTGTACCTGATTATAAAACAACGGCAGATATGAACCCTGAAAAGTTCGGCAACACAGCACACCAGAATGGGTATTGGCTTAAAATGGCATTACAGAAAGACGTGCTAGAAGCCGTATACAAAAAAGAGTTTCGACCAGCTTTGTTAGCGCAAGGTAAATCAAAGCCGTACATTCCGCAGTGGTATTGGCTTACCAATGAGCAATTAGAAGTTGGCCGCGATCAATATCAATATGCGCTTAGTCAGTATAAAAAAAGCAGTGATGCAAATGTATGGCCTGCATATTTCAATGGCTTTGCTGACTTACCAACGCCAGCATATTTAGCAAACCGATATGAGTTCGAAGATAATTCTATGACAATTGTTGAGGAAGAATAACCATGAATGACATTACAAACCTAAGCGACACTATTCTAGCCAAATCAGATCGCTTGAATGCAGAAGATTTACTTGGTGGGCCATTAACGATCACCGTGACAAACGTCTACCGTAAAAGTGCAGACTCACCAATTGCAATCAATTATAGCGGCGACAATGGACGTCCATTTGAACCATGTAAAACAATGCGTAAATTATTGGTTGCAATATGGGGTGAAGATGGTAATCAGTGGATTGGCCGCTCAATGACTGTTTACAATGACCCATCGGTAAAGTGGGCTGGTAAGGAGTCTGGCGGCGTTCGTATTAGCCATTTGTCACACATTCAAAAACGCTGGATTTTATCACTATCAGAAACGCGCGGCAAAAAGAAGCAGCACACGATCAACATTTTGCAGGAAAATTATTATCCTGATGAAGTGTTTAATAATAATTTTGAAGCGATGGCGGCTAGTATTGCATCTGGTAAATATACCGTTGCGCAAATTATTACTAAATGCAGTGCCAAGGGTACGTTAACCGACGGTCAGTTGAATGCGCTTAATTCGTTAGGCGTTAGCAATGAGCAGGTTAAGGGATTTACTCCTGCGGCTGATGTTGCGCCAATCGAGCAAGCGGCATATCAACCAGTTGACGAGCAATTTGTTGAAGGTAAGTTTTAGGTAAGAAAGCCCTCGAAAGAGGGCTTTCTTTTTAGTTAATAGGGATCTCTATTCCATCAAGTACAACATACCCACCTTGAAATGTAGATATACCAGAAACAGTGACCTGACCGCTTGTTGAGTTTACATCTATTCTTGCGGGAACAAGGCCAAATGTTGAAGTCTCAGCAATAGCTCTATTTTGAGATGACTCAGTAAACAGCGCGGCACTCAATGTAAACGGGTTAACATTAGATGCAGGTGGAATTAATCTTCCTTGCAAATGAATTTTACCGCCATACTGAATAGCCTTAAAGCTTTTGAAGTTTGATATAACTTTTTCAGTCCAGCCATTTGCTAGGTTTGCAGCGGTAGCAATAACATTAAGGGATGAATAATACTTAGATCTGTCAATATTTCCGAATTTTAACAACTCAGGGTTTAAGTCGCCAGATGTTCTCTGTATTACACTTGTTCCAGAAAATGAGCCTATTGATGTATCAACATTTAATTTACCGTGAGTATAATCACCGTTTAATGTAAATTTAGTATTTGAATCTGCGCCAACTAACACAACAGTCCAATCACCAAGTGACGTTGATTTGTTTGCAGAACCCATAACTAGAGGGTTATTTACGTTAACCGCTCTAGCTTTGTTGATTGTCAAAAACCTAAATTGATCCCCAACGTTCAACCCTGTACCTACAACACCATCCATGTGCAAGTTATCAATGTAACAGCTATCAATTACACCAGAACCAGACGTCCTAATTGCTTTAACTGAGTTCTTCATTGTCAAATTTGTGACTACGATTTCAGTAGTGGGGTTTGTTATACTAGTCTGATATACCACTCCGCCGCACTTTATTGGTGTGCCATCTAGGGTGTACTGGTCTGCGGTTAAATTTTTAACATAATTACGTTTACACGTATTAGCAGGGTCTGACTTGAAGATGACACACTCATCATTTGCTGTGGTATTTCCACCACCTCTAGCTATAATCGTGTCAGCAAACAAATCCTCACACTTACTAACAAAGCAGTGCGTTCCGCCTATTGCCTCTGTGTAACCGATATTAACAAATTGACCATTCTCAGCTAATGTGGAGTGTTTTAACGTGGCTGAGTTGCCTACAACTGGCTCAGCTATCAAGCTTATAATGTTATTCCACGTTAAGTTTTTAATCTTAGGTTGCGGGTTAGGGTAATCAGTATTAGCGCAAGGGACAAAACCCTCTCCGTAAACCCCCGCATACACGTTAGCCACCACGTTAGTTCCAAAGTCGACACCTAAGTCGTAACACTCAAAGCCATCAGCTAAGTTAAATAGCGTACCTTGTAGTACAGTTCCGTTTTCAAGCTGCTTACCATCAGAGCTAAGGTTAGGCATTTTAGCGCCATTGATTTTTAAGCCTTTAGCCGTATTACCAACAAACGGACCTGCGCCAAGGTTGAAGTTGTGAGAATACGCATCTTTCAAGCTGTAGTTTTCTGCTTCTAAGTTTAGCGTGATATATTCCAACCCAAGAACTCGAATATCAATTAATAGATTGCGTACAGCTAATGGGTCGGATGATGCACCTACTTGATCCGCATGAATTACGCCGCTATGGATTAACTTTGCGCGCTTTCCATCACTTAGGGTTATGTAAAGGCTTGATACGTTTCCTGCACTTCCAGCCGCTAAAATCTCATACTTTGCCGCGCCTTTGTCGCCAGATGTAAAGCTCTTTGTTTCAACCGTCCTTCCTACAACGTGACCACTATAAGATTGCATTGCTGATACGGTATCGAAGTTTCTTGGGTATATAGCATCATGCCCGCCAGCAGCGTTTAAATCTGATAATAACTCGTGACTAGTTGCAGCAAAAGCCTGCCAGTCCGATCCCGCAGTCGGATCTGTTCCAGCGGTAACAGTAATCGGCGCAGAGCCTGCGCCAACGTATTTATATAAAAATCCATCAGTAGGTGAATTTGATACTAATAAATTTAGGCTTCCAAGAGTGCCGCCAACCGCAAATATAAACGGCGCAACACCAAGGCCAAACTTATCAATCGCCTGTGATAAAGAAATTATCTGTTTTCCAGTATATGTCGTGACAGTCGTGTCTCCATTCACCACTTCATTAAATGAAACAGCATTATCATAAATTACACATGGGTCTGCCGCTGATGCTGCTGGTGATGGTCGCGGATCTTTATAATCAGCCATTGTTAATCTTCCTCGAAAAGTTTGTCGTTATATTCTGTTAGTGAAATTGTAACTAAACCGTCACCACTACTAGACACTGATTTTAGCGTGTAATCTGTGCCAATTAGTTCATCATCTGGTGCAATTACGTATTTAGAGCCTAGTTCAAAATCACCATCATTAGCAGTATAAGCACCGCTTAACGCTGTGGATTTAAAGCCTTTAGTAGTATAACTTAATGCTGTGCAAGTAACTAGGCCGCTAATAGTGCCGTCTTGTTTGGTTGTCTGCACATAATAAGTCTTGCCAGCTTCAAACTTAATCGGCTCACTCGTTAAATATTCATCACCAAAAACGTCTAGTATCTCGCCACCAAAAACATCTTGATCGTTCATGTCACACCAGCGAACACGATCACCGATTCTTGCAGTTAGGCCAAAGTAATATGTTTGAAATTCAACAGTATTACGCTGGTATAGTAAACGCCTAATTTCATAGTCGGCGCGGTTGTTGGCTTGCGCTTCACTTTGACATCCAACAAGTGTAATTTCTTCTGGATATGAACCCTCATCAGTATCAACAATTACATTACCCTGCAAGCGTCTGTATATCGTTTTCTCGACGTTATCAGGAAGCGTGACATAAGTTAACGATATAGAATCTTTATTGCTTGGCAGCCATTGTGGGAATGTCTGCGTTGACTCTCCGATTGTGTTGCGACGGTTAAATAACATCGAGTGTGACACTTTAGCTTCAACACGATTGAACGACCAAAATTGATAATTCTGGTAGGCCAGTGTCCTAGCAACGCTGCATATAACGGTTAACCTTTCACGTAGTCCAACGTTTGCATCATCAAATGTAAAATCAAAGGATCTAAGGTTTGATGGCAATGCATCATTGATTGCATATAAATCATCAAGATCAACTGTTGATGCTGGTCTATTAGCCTTTATAATTAATGTATATGCCACTGCATCTGCAAAATCGCGAGTAGCAACCTTTGTTAGCTCTAGATTACCTGTGCTACGGTTATAGTTTAGCAGCTTACGAGTTAAATCAACGTTAATTTTTGATTGACTACCACCAACAATGCGATCACTTGCTTTACGTTCTACCCATAATAATGTCACATCACCATAGTTCGGTGTACCTTGATATTCAACACCTACTAATTGTTCAAACGCTGCTTTTTCTGATGCACTTCCTCCAACCTCGTCGCTTGAGTTGCGTGCGCGACCTTGATACCTGCCAACTGGCAAGCCTTCAAACTTTAATGTCCTAAACTGAGCGTCAAGAGTGTTTCCAGTAATAGTTACAGAATCGGTTGCAGTATATCCACCAATAATAGGCACACCAAACTCATCAACCTGCCTAATTTCTCCACGCAATGTTACTGATAAATCTCCACCACCATCCCCACGTATTCCAGTTGGCATTGAAAAATGAAACCATACTTCACTAACTTGATCTCCTGATACGCCGAACCAGCCAATAAAGTTATCAACTTCACCACTTGAATCTGCTCTAGACACTTCAAATGCAGTTGATGCGCCAACAGTTGTGTTAACAATCAATCCAGTAGGTATCGTTAACATGCTGGCAGTTTTTGCGGTTATCTGCCATGTTCCGTTTAAAATTACACTATCAGGACCAGCCCCAACTTGCTCAGTGACTTTAATATTAATGAAGTCTCCAATCTCAAGCGACAGCGCTGTA